GTGCGCGGGACTGAAGCGCCCTACTCTGTGGTCATGTGCGGCCGCTTCGCTCTCGATGACCACGTCAACAGCTCGATCACGGACTTCGTGACGTCCACGGGACGCGACCACAATGATTGGTCTCCCGACTGGGCGAACCGGTGGAACATCAAACCGACGCAGGACATTGCCGTCATCCTCGACTCCGCGAAAGCCGACGAGCTGCGCGTCGAGACAGCGCGGTGGTCGCTCGTCCCGCCGTGGTCCGACAGCCTCAAGACGAAGTTCCCCACGTTCAATGCGCGCACCGAGGGCATCACGTCTAAGGCCACTTGGAAGGGTCCACTCAAATCGCACCGGTGCATCGTGCCGGCGTCCGGGTACTACGAGTGGACCGGCGAGAAGGGCGCCAAGACGCCCTGGTGGATCCACCCCGAGAACGGAATCCTCGGCTTCGCCGGGCTCTACTCCTGGTGGCAAGACAAGACACTGCCTGACGATGCCCCCGCACGATGGACACTGACGGCGACGGTCCTCACCATGCCGACAGTCCACGAGCTCGCCACGATCCACGACAGGAACCCCGTCGGGCTGCCGCAGGCGTTCTGGGAGCAGTGGATGGACCCGAACATCACCGGCGACCAGAACCTCGTCGACGAGGCCGTGAACGCTTCGCAGGGCGAGATGATGGCGCTCGATTATCACCGGGTGATGCCATTCAAGTCGACCGATGACGGGCCGCAGATGACGGTCGAAGCGTAAATACGACGAAGGTGCCCCTCCTGCTCGAAAGCAGGAGGGGCACCTTTGAGCCGTTGGCTCTACCTCCGTTTAAGCAGCGGATAGAGCCCTCGGGACAATCAGGCAGCTACCGGATTGCAGGCCGGGCCGTGGACTCTAGTCGCCGAGGACCCACAGCTGGTACCGAGTGTGGTACGCGCCGTCACGAACCGCCCGGCATTCGACATCCAGGAAGCGAGACGAAGCGATCCAGGCCTGATACTGACACTCAAACTTAGTGTTGTACGAGGAGTGAAGGTACGGATAACTGTCCGCTTGCACAGGTGCGTCCTGAACACTGACCGTTGCGGCGGTTGCCGGCACAGCACCCAAAAGTGAGAGTGAGACAGCAGCACCGAGAACCGTTGCGGCGAAGCTTGATTTACGCATAATCATGATTCCTCTCCGTGTTGTTCCTACCGAACTCTGGAAACTACGCGCAACGGACGCCGACAACAATGGGCAGAACTACCCTTGCCGTTCTGATCGCCCTCACTTAGGCAGGACGCGCTCAACCGAGCCCGAGCTCACCGAGCCCCGATCACAACGAACGTGCCCCTCCTGCTCGAAAGCAAGAGGGGCACCTGATGAAGTTGTTTCTACTTCGACAGTTCGAGGTAAGCAGTTCTCGTTCGAGAGACGCACATCCACACGACAGCGAGGAGATGGACTGTGACGACTGTTACCACGCCGGACCAGACCGGGTGCACCCCGACCCCCGGCGCGGGCTCTGTTGCCGCGGCAACGATCGCAACAATTGTCAGAACAAACGAGACGACGACCGCATAGAGGACGTTCCTGAACAGCTGGTCGATAAGTTCGGGCAGATTCCGTTTGCTCTGTACACGCGGGTCACGCACCACATTCAGCCGCAGCTGGAACACGAAAATCACCAGAGCGAAGAGGAACCCCGCGAGCACTGCAAACCCTGCGATGAGGTCGCCCAGCACTGTTAGTCGTACGCCGAGGAGTCCAACTCCCGTCCCTGCGATAAGCGGAAGAACGAGTTGCTGGACGATAACCGGCCAGATCAGCCGATTGCGCGTTCCCCGGAAGGTGGCTAGATGATCCCAACCGACGCCTTCGCGGCGAGGTCGACCGGTAGAGTCTTCGCTGCTTCGTCGTCCCACGGCGTGAGCTTCCATTGTTCGGTCCATGTGAGCCCCACTTCCTCGAAGTATTCTCGCACTTCGGTGACCGCGGCGTCTACGAACTCGGGCGTTGTCGGGCGGTCCTCATGATCATCGGCGATGAGGACCCGGATGGCGGGCACCCGTTCACGCTCGACACTGAACATCTTCTCGCGCCCGTCACGCGCCACCTTGACGAAGGTCTCGTCGATATCGACATCATCATTGAATGCGATGAAGCTCGACGCAGTGATGTCTCCCTTGCGGAGCCCTTTGAGCAGCGCTTTCGGCAGAAACTTGCTGCCCTTGTCAGGAAGGAGCGTCTGCTGTAGCCGACCCGTTGCGGTCGGCTGCGCATCGAGCCCGTCCTTGATATCTGTCGGAATGTCGTACGCGACGGCTCGAACCTCGAGCAGTTCTGCGCCCTCGACCCATGCGTCGGTCTCCAAGACCGTCTCGTCGCTGAATGCGAACGTGGAGAATGTGCGGGTTAGGTACTCACGAAACGCGCGCAGCACGGGCCGGATGCTCGTACTGTTCCCGACTCTCTCGATGACGAATACTCCGGTTTCCGCCCCGGGCGGGACGAAGAACAACAAGCGTGTTGGGATGGTAGGCGCCATCGTCGCAGTTCGGTGGTGCTCAACCTCGTGCGTTTCGGCGTCGAGCGTGACGCCGTCTTCACCGAAGTTGCCTGCCTCCACGGTGGCTACGACGTATCGCCCTGTCGCCTCTACCGCCGAGATCTTGAGGTATCGCCCACGTTGATAGTCGGACAGCTTCTTCGGGTCGGCCTCTTCGGCCCAGGCTTTGAACACGTATAGGAGGTCGAATCCATCGACGTTATCGAGCTTCGCGAAGTGCTGCTTGCGGTTCTTCCCAGGGCGAGCTGTGAACGACACGAGGCCGATGGTCCGTTTTGGCATTGTCTCTCCAGGTCAACGATAGAACGAGAGATAAGTCTGCCAGTAAGCGATCACGGCGGTATAACAATCGTGCCTTCGCGGCGCTCGAGAGCGCCAGCCGCGGGGTGCGAAGTGCTGTGCCGGTATTGCGCTGGAGCCGGTGCCCCGAGAAGATCGAGGCATGGAAGAGACGATGGTCATGATGTGGCGCACCGACAGCCCTGAACTGCCGACACGTCAATCAGCGCACTTCACGAAGCCGGTGTGGATGCACGACCCGAATTTCGTCGATACGCACGGCGACGGCTGGCGCACAGTGGGTTACCAGTTCGTCGGCCAGCACCCGTCAGGCGACCTCATCATCTCAGTCATGCTCGCTCGGGACATCCCCGTCGAAGGTGATGTATCCGGTCTCGTCGATCCGTGAACCGGTCCACGACGAAGTAGGCGCATTACGAGGCGCGGAGCCGAGGCCGATGCGCTTGAGCCAGGCATCGACGGCGGGGACCGCCATCACTCGCGAGAGCGCGGCGGAGATCGCTGCAGCACCCGCGATGAATGCCGCGGCCGCAGCAACCCACGACGCCGGCAGCACATCGGCGACAGCGTCGAGCACCTGAGGTGCGACGAGCACGAACACGGCGATTGCGCCGGCGATTCCGACGATCACCTGGACGGCGGTGCGTAGGACGCGCTGCGCCTTGAACCAAATTTCTCCCGAGACGGGCGTCGTCTTATCGATCATTGGGTCTCCTTCAAGGTGTTGGTGTCGGTCGACGAGTAGGTCGGCCAGGGTGGAATGTCGGCGGCGTCAACGCAGGGTGCGCCGAAGAGGATGCGGCGAAGGTGGGAGGCGTGCTCCTCGATGAGGCGGCGGCGCTGCGCTTCCTTGTCGGTGCGTTTCCACGCACGATCGACCTCGTCACGCCGCTTTCGTCCGGCACCGCTGAGTGCACCGACGCCGCGCTTGGTCAGCTCGAGGAGGATTCCCCCACCACCGGCGGCGGCGATTAGGGATGCGATGTCTGCTGCATCCATCAGTTACCCCCGGCGTGGTTCGTAGCTGTACTCCCGGATCAGGAGCCCCCGCAGGGTGAAGGGCGCGGAGGCGAGCAAGATGATGCCGATCTGTGTGAGTCGAGACGCGCCCAGGTCGAGGCCGCGAATGTGGAGGATGACGACGACCGCGAGGTAGATCGCGAGCCCGATGAAGATCGGGGCGATGCCGAGAAGCCTCTCGACCCACCACCAGCCCGGCAGGACCGTCACCGCCCCGACAACACCGCCGAAGATGAACAGCCCCGCCCAGAGCATCGTGGTCACCGTCCCGAGCGGCCCCTCGATCGATTGCGGAGGCTTCACGAGCGTGACGACGCCGACCGCGACCGTGACTGCGTAGATGACCAGGTAGGCGACCTTGAGATGCCGAGGCTCGGTGATCGACTCCCACACGCGTCGCGCTCGCACAATGACAGCACGCACGGTTACTTCCCCGCGACGTACGCCAGGCGTTCGACCTTCTGCGCCCGCGACCAGCTGCCGTGCCTCACGTAGCGGGTGCCGCCGGTGAGGTCGTCGAGGACATCGCCCGCGGCGTTCACGACGTTCTCCGGAATGGCGTGGTGGCGCAGGATCCGGTCGAACGACCAGCGTGCGACCTCCGTGTACCCAGGAAGGCCAGCGTCAGCCCAGGCTTTGTTCTCCCCGTCAGCGCCGTCGACGCCGTTGATGAACTCCGGGCCGACCTGATACAGCCGACCGTTGTCTTTGAGCTTCAGGTAGCGCATGTCGTCCTCCTCGGACTGGTTCGTGTCGTTGCTGATCTCGGTGCCGCCACCGCCAGCGCCCGTCGCGGATCCGCCCACGTGCTCAGCGAGCCACGTGTACGGATTCACTTGGCCGGTGTTTCCGGCGTGCCACTGGCCGGGGGTGATCTCGAGGTGGTGATGCTTCCGCCACGGCGCAGGGTTTCCCGCCCCGTCGAACAGGCCGGAGTAGCCCATGTCGATGAGCGGATCACCGGCACGCACCTGGTCACCAACGCTCACGCGCGCGGTCGCAGCGGCGGTGTGCAGCGACCGGGAGAAGAACCCGTCGTGCTGAACCCACACCATGTACCCGGCGACGCTCGACCAGCCGACACCGGAGTTCCAACCGACGTACACGACCGTGCCGTCAGCGATCGCGTGAATGGTGTCGTACCCGTAGAAGTCGGTTCCAAGATGCCAGGTCGAGGCATCACCGTATGCGCCGGACCCGCGCGGGCCGAAGCCCGACGAAATCGGTGGTGGGGTTGTGCGGCCATTCGGCCAGAGGATCGCCACAGCGGCCCTCCTTTCAGGGATGAGAAAGCCGCGTCGTAATCTGCGGCTGAAAATATCGGTACTCTGACGGCGTGAACCAGCAACCCAACATCCGGATCAAGCCCCTCGTGACGTTCTCGATCATCGCCATCGCAGTTGCCGTCCTCGTCTACGTAATCGGCGCGCTATGGATCGTCAACTCCTACGGGCCAGGGCCTGGCGAGGACGCCCCCAAGGGGATCGGCGCTGCCGTCGTGGTCGCGATCGTCACGCTTGTGAGCGGCATCTGTTCCGTCATCAGCGAGATCTTGACGGAAGGCTCTCCGGTGAAGAAATACTTCACAATCGGGGAAAAGCTCACCCGGCTGCTCGCCCTCGCCGTTGCAGCGTTCGCGGCGATCTTCGTCTTCGGCGGCCTCGTCTAGCAGGATCCCCAGGGGCCCTGCCGTTTCCGATGACCGGACCCGTTCGCCTGTCAGGCCTACGCTGCAGACGGCAGGAAGCTCGGCCAGTCTAGGAACGTGTGCCACGACACCTGCAACGGGTAGGCGCCGTGCGCGAGCGTGCCTTCGGAGAACGACGCGTACAATCCCGTCTTAGGGTTGAGGTAATCGATGTAAGCGCCTGCGTGAGCTGCTCGCGCTCGGCCGCGGCAAGGTGGTCGAGTGACATGCGTCCTCCTAGATGCAGAAGGTCCCGCCAATGACGGGGCTCAGTGGCGGGGCTGCCGGGGTGCGGGTCACCCGATCAGTGGGGCGTGCCGTGCCGTCATCGCGGCGAACTGCGCCTGGATCTGGTTGGCTGAGAGGGCTCGTTTGAAGATCTGGTGTTCGGCGAGACTGAAGTCGGACTCGCCCCACCCGCCGAGGTAGTGCTGGTACTCGAAGCCCGTTCCGGTCACTTCCGGAGTGGAGACCTGCACGTCTGCACCGATGTGCATCCGTGACGATGCCCCGTTGTAGACGACAGCGACCGGTGCCCATTCGCCGTCCCACACCACACGTGCACCCTTGCCGGCATTCGCGGCACCGAGATCATCCAGCCAGAGACGGTTCGCGCCGCGGTACACGTGGTATCGGCCGATGCGCCAGAACCGGTGCACCGAAGCCCCACCCACCGCGCGTAGCAGCGAGACCGTCGTGAACGGTTCCTGGAACGTGATCCCGTTCGTGAGGGAGTTCCCCGAAGAACCGAAGATCGTCGCGTACCGGCTGATGCCATCATCGACGATCCGCGGACCCAGCGTCCCGTCGGGCTGCTTGCTCATGTTCGACGACCCCGCCCGGTCCGTCAGGCCCGTGACCATCTGCCCGTTCTGTCCATACTCCGTCGCCGGCAGGTACCAGTGATCAGGCGCGACAGGCCCCGCGGCAGGGAGCCGGAGCGGCACGTCCGGGCCGAAGAACTCATCGAAGATGTACTCGACTGTGCGTGTCATGATGTGAGAATCCCCCAGTAGTTGTCGAAGATGTACCGCGCGAGCGCCTGGTTAGCGGCCGAGGTCGGATGATCAGAACTCGACAGCAGCGACGGTGGCGTCACGCCGTCATCGATCGCCGCCTGATCCGCGGCCGTCGGGGTAATGCCCGCCGCCGTGAGGGCAGGGCCCCGGTAGAACTGCGCCGCGGGTACGAAGTGCTCACCGAATGCCTCCCGGATCGCCTTGTTGCGGGCGTCCAGTGCGGTGCGGGCAGCGGTGCCGAGCTTCTCCTCGCTCCACGGCGGGATCTCGAGCACGAGGAACCGGTGCGGGTCCTTCTGGTGATTCACCATGTCCCGGATCAGATTGATGTTCGAGGTGGTGGAACTGTTCGGGTCGTTTCGTCCGGCCCAGTAGATGAACGCATCACCGCGACGCTCGTGAGCTTCGATCGGCACCCAGGCAGCACCGGACGGCGGCATCCACCCCTCACCCGACCCACCGAGCCGGTGGAAGGTGAAGTTGTTTGAGCCGTCGTTGATGAGCTCGCCGTACATCCCGGCCAGGTGGCCGATGCCGGAGGCGGTGCCGCCTTGGTAGTCCATGTAGACCCGCGTCGAGATCTCCGTCACCGCGACAGTCGCACCAGGTGCAACGGAGGACACGCCCAGCTTCACTGTCGCCGGGGCGCCACCCTGACGGGCAGCGATACCTGCGGCGCCCTGCGAGGTGACACCGCCGCCGCGGACCGTGAGTGCCTGCGGCAGTGCAGTGATAGGGCCTGTGAGGCCTCTCGCGAGCGAGTCGCCAAACACGTACACGCCCGTCGCGGCACCACTGCCACCATCGCCGGGCGTCGAACCTTCGCCGGAGAAGTTGCCCATCAGGCGCGCGTCCATGCCGATCGCCAGCGGGGAACGATAGGTGCGGTCTCGGTACACCATCGCCAGCCCGGCATATCCCTGCGAGACGGTCTCCTGCATCGCGCCGATCTTCACACCCCCACCCTTGACCAGAGACAACGGCGACCGGAACGCACGATCCCGGAACATCGCCGCGAGCGGGTCGATGTCGGCATAATGCGGGGCACCAGGGTTGTCGTGGAAGACGATGAGATCATCGCTGTCTCGCAGCGCTTCCTCGACGGCTTCCTCGACGGCGCGCACCATCTCCGGGTCGTTCGGGTCGATCCCGCCGGACGGGCCGGCCGGGCCTCGCACATTGACTTCGCGTTCCCAGACCATCTCAGTTCCTCCACTTTTTGATCCAGCCGAAGTCGGCACTGTCGGGGTTCGAGTCGAGCCACCGGGTGCCCTCACGGAACGTGGGCGGCGGAGTCGGGCCGATCCACATGATCTCGATCTGATCGTCCGTCGGCGGTAGATCACCGATGTCGCCGCCGGCGCCCGGTGCGAATGGCTCTTTCCAGAGCACCCAGTTCCTTGACCGACGCTCCGGGGGTTCTGTCTCCTGACCGGGCGGCAGCCGGTCGAGCCACAGCGTGTACCGCAGACCAGGAGCGTTATCGAGTTGCACCGTGAACTCACCCGTCGCCGGGTTCAGATTGCAAAGCACCTCGTCGTCGGTCATCACCGCCGCGCCGAACACCGTCGGCCGGGACGGCACCGCCCACAACCGCGATTGCTGCAGGGCGGGCATGAGCTTCCCTCCCGCATCGGTCAGCTTCCCTCTGATGGGTGCCAGAGCCATAGCGCCTCCTCGGCGAATCGATATTGTGTGGTCATGTGGGAAGTGATCGCCGCTGTCATAGCGACAGCGCTAGGTATCGTCGTGCTGCCATTCGCGACGTCCGTCGCATCGAATTGGCTCGATGACCACCGCGCTGATCGAAAAAGGCGGCGTGAGTTGTACGAAAAGCTCGAGGTGCTCCTAGCGCGAGGCACATCGATGGAGACCGCGAAGGAGAAGCAAGAAGTGAGGCCTCTGCTTTTCGCACAGATGGGGCCACGCGACCGCTTCATCCGCAAGGCGACGTGGAAGGCATTGACCTACGCGGCAACGGAAGAGGAAAACGACGTCCTCAGATGGTGGGTGTTCGGGCACAGCCGCGCCGCACGTAAGCTCGCGAAGAAGCTCGTCAACGCGTCGTCCACCAGCCGATCAGCGCAATCATCCCCACCGCCAACAGATAGATCAGAGGAATAAGGAGCAGATGAATCGGTTCCACGGCCTTCTCTCCTGTCGTTGTTGCCCGGTATCCTGGTTCGTATGAAGAAGGCAGGCTGGATCGCGACCATTGCCGCAGGCGTCGTCCTCGTCGGCGGTGGCGCATGGGGTGCCACAACACTCGCCGCCCAGCCCACCGGGGACTCGCAGATCTACATCGACAACGCAGCACCGGAGGCGAGCGCGACACCAGAGGTCACGCCGACACCGACCGTTGAACCGACACCAGAGGTCACCGAGTCGCCGGCGCTGAGCGCGGACGAGGATCTTTTTCTGTCCGGCGCGCGTGACGCCGCGATCGTTGACGGCCTAGACATCTCAGACGAAGAGCTGCTGGCCGGCGGTTACCGAGCATGCGACATGATCGCAGCCGCCGGCACCACCGAACTCGGGCATGAAGAGCGAGCGGTCCCGCTCACGAGCACAGCGGTTCACAATGGCTTCGCGAAGCTCGCGAGCGAGTACCTCTGCGGTTAGCCCGTCTGTGAGGCCATGAATTGACGCGGATCGATCGCCGTGCCGTTTACGTGCGTCTCCCAGTGCAGGTGTGCGCCGGTCGAGTTGCCCGTAGATCCGACAGCACCGATGCGAGCACCCCGCTCCACGGAGTCGCCCACCTGTAGCTGCGATAGCGCGGCCATGTGGAAGTAGTGCGTCGAGATGCCGTTTCCGTGATCGATGATCACGTAGTTGCCTCGGCCAGAGTCGAACCCGACGCTGGCTATCTGGCCGTCTCCCGCGGCGGGGATGGATGAACCATAGGGAACAGTGAAGTCCTGGCCTGCGTGGAGTCGCCACTGTCCCGAGACGGGGTTGATGCGCATGCCATAGAACCCGATCACAGGATCGGTAGCCGACTGGCTGAACGGCCACATGTAGGACCCTGCGATCGGTCCGGGCCCGGATCCACCCCCGCCTCCAACGCCCGCAGTCGCATAGACATGCTTCGTCTCGTCGTCTATGGCGAGGTACTTCGCGGCGCGTCCCGTGGGGATCGGACCGGCTCCGAGGATGCGCACGCCCGACGAATCGAGCAATATCGACCCGTTGCCGACACCTCCGGTGATCCCCGCTGAGACCTGGTCGTCCTGAACGGTCACATGCGCGTCGCCCGAGAACATCTCGATCTGATTGCCCGACGGAGACGAGTAGAGCTGCGCACCGTTGTCGAAGACGACTGCGCCGCCGCCCTCCGTGGGATCGATCGTCATCGAACCTGCTTGGATCGTCCCGTCGTCGCCGTTCAGCACGACCTGCGCGGAGCCGACGCCGACGGTCACACGGCCGCCCGAGCCGGGCGTGATGAGCACGTTGCCGACCTTTACCTGACCGTTGCCAAGGACTTCAAGGTCACCGGTGAGATCCACGTCGCCTGCGATGTCGCCGGGCCCGTTGAACTCCCACGGGCCATTCTGCGTCCATTTGCCCTCAGCGACCACATCGCCAGTGATCGCACCGTTGCCCGTGAACCGCCACGGTCCCGACCATGTGATCTGGCCGTCGCCGATGAGCTGGCCGATGATGCGGAGGATTCCGTACACGAACTGCGATCCGGTGGGATCCTCAGCGGTGCCAACCTCGAGGCCTTCCTCGCTCTTGACGCGCAGCGCGCCACGGTCAACGGCCGTGTTTTGGATCGCCGTGGACGCCATGAGGCGGCGCACGTCGCGTGTTTGTCGGCGGCGGGCGTCGTACGGGTCTGAGAGGTCACGAACCATACGGCTGCACCTCCATGGTGATCTTGTTCGCGTCACCGCCGGTGAGGGCGATGACGCGCATCGGGTAGCGGCCATCTGAGATGCGCACGGATCCGCGCACGTCGAGGTGCAGGATCCTGCCGAGACGGATCCGGGTGAGTGTGACGACGTCGTCGAGCATGATCGGGAACGACCACTGCTCGGTGGGTCTGCGGTTCTCCGCGAACTCGTTGTCCGCGACGCCCTGAAGCGTCACTGCTCGCTTCACGTCGGGTTCGTTGCGGACGACGTCAGCGACGGGGATTCCCTCAGCGGCGAAGTCACCCTGCCACGCGATCAGCGAGTCGGTGCCGGATCCGTTGCCGAGTGCGAGCACGCCAGTCACTTGCCGGGATGCGCTGCGCTTCACCTTCAGCTTCGGGATCGCAGTCTTCATCGTCGATGCGGGGAGATCCATTTCGCCGCTCGTGACTGGTTTCGCCACGCGCGTGCGGAACCGCACACCGGTGTCGGTGAGATACGGCTCGAGGAGGACCTCGTAGCCGGTGCGTTCGATGTCCTGGATGATGTCTTCGAGGTAGCGGAAGTCGAACCAGTCGACGTCGAGCACCCAGCCGCCACTACCGTCGCCTGGGGGATCGATCGGCATCTGCCAACCGTCCCAACCCATCGAGCGCTGCACGACGCGACGCACGTACCCGGATGCCGAGAGGCCCGTGGCTTTCAGATCCCCGGCGTGAATGTTGTTCACACCGGCGGTCATGCGCCACGTCCAGTACGTGCGGGCCTCGTACGTGTCGATCGTGAGTGTGCCGTTGGCCTCGTCCCAGTCGGAGTCGATGATGATGCCGACATGACCCACGGCCGTTCCGTCGTGGACGCCGATCATCCGAGCCCGCTCTTTAAGCAGGACATCCGTCACGGCGGGATCCGGTGAGATGCGCGCGAGCTTGATGACGAAGCGGCCGCGGCCCTGCCCGTTCAGGCGGCAGGGCCAAGACTTCGACACGACCGCAGCCGTGATGTCGAGGCAGTGGTCGCCCGTCATCGTCTCGTACACGGAGACCGTGAGCTTCATGGCACTCCTCAAATGTCAGTGTCGTGCACGGCCACGGTCAACGTCCCTGCGCCCGTTGTGGGAGCGAGGGACATTGAGACACCGGGCCCGGGTGGGATCTCCCACACCTCGCTGCGCGATGTGGCCTTCTCGAGCAGGGCACCGTTGCGGTACACCCAGCCGGTCGCGAAGTCGATGACGTCGGTGGACCCGGCGGATAGGGGAGCGGTCACGACGAACTGCTTCCCGCCTGGCCCGTTGATTCGGTAGCTCGTCATGGTTGTTGACGCGCGGACGGTGACCTTCGGCAGCGCCCCGTACCGTCCACGATGGAACACGTTCATGCTCGTGCCCGAGTACGTGCGCAGCTCGCCCCGCTTGAGAGGATCCACGCACCGCAGGTCGACCGACCATGTCGCCTCTGGTGCGAATCCGACCGTGTCGAATCGCACGTCGACGACCTCGGCCGTGAGTGTGAACCAGTCGCGCCCTGCCTCGACATGCACCGCCCGTTTTCCAGGACGGTGCATGCCGTTCAGGTGCCGACGGAGCGCCTCGAGCTCACTATGCGTGTTCGCTGACACGAACCCCGCCATGCGAGGGAACCGTGCCGGATAGTACGGTGCCGAGTCGTAAACACCCATGGCGGGGCGCTTCTCGTCGTCGAACTCCGCACGGAGGCTGTCGAGGAACCCGTCGAAGTCCCCGTCGTTCGGGCCAATGTGGAACCGGCCCTTGCCCCGGTATTGGTCGCCGTAGAATCGCAGCGAACCGATGGTGACGATCGCGCCGCTCATCCCTGACCTCCGAGATAGTCGTCATCCGACTGTCGGGATCCTTCGACCCTGATGTCGATGTAGTCGAGGATGTTGACCCCCGTCCGGTTCACAACCTCGAGTCGCGGAAGCCGCGCCGCCGCAGGTGTGCCCGCCGAAACGGATCCAGCCGCATGGTGCGATGCCCCCGAGGGGATGTACGTCCCGCCAAGAATCGCCGCCGTCTCAGCCATGAGCTGTTCCGACCGTGCTCGCTTCTCGAGCGCGTGTGGGATGTACGACTCCCCACCGGTTTCCGGCTCCGCCCAGACGCGATACGCGCCTGCGCGGGCCATCTGCGCCACATGCTGCTCACGGTGACCACCGTTCGCATACGACTCGATGACGTTCCCGCCGCTATTGGCGAAGACCTCACGGCCACCCTCCATCTGACCGCGGGTGCCGTCGTCCGACCACGTGACCGTGACCATCGCCTTGATGCGTGCGATGCGCTCTTCCTCAAGCTGTCGTAGAGCTTCCTCGGCCTCCGCCGTTTCGGCGAGGACCTTGATCTGCTTCTCCGACGGCATCCGGAGGATCTGGTCGGCGAGCGCTTCGGCTTCTTCTTGCGTCGCGCCGAGGTCTTGAGCGTTCTGGATGAACGCGTCCCGGCCGTCGCGGAGACGCTGGATATAGTCGTCGACGTTGCTGTCGAGAGCGAACTGCGCTTCTGCAGCCTCACGAGCACTTCCGGCCTGATCTTGCAGCAGAGCCATGTTGTCGCGTCCCGCCTCTGTCGCAAGGTCGAGCCCGCGCGCGTAACCTTCCTCGCCGGCGGCGATCTGCTCGACCTGGTCACGCACGGCATCGAGTGCCGCCTCGTAGTCCGAAGACGTTGTTATCGCGGTGTTGTTGGCGTCGTTCGCCTCGTCGAGCTTTTCGATGAGGGCGTTCAGCTGGTCGGTGACCGACTGCACCGCTTCGGACTCCTCGAGGTATTTCTCGGCAGAAGTCTTTGCGACCTCGCCGCCCTCCTTGTTGGCGTCCGATGCGGAACCCATCGCCGTCTCGAGCAGCGCAGCCTGGCGTTCCGCTTCCGACATTCCTTCGGTGAGGACGCCCTGCTCCGTAGCGGTGGTGGTGACCTGATCCTTGTAGTCAGGCATCAGCGACAGGAGCGCCCACAGCTGCTTGCGCGACCCGTCCGACTCGTCAGCGAACAGCTTGAACTGGCGCTGCGCTTCCACCATGTCCGTGGACGCAACCAACGAGATCTCTTCGCCCAGCTCACCCACGAGGGCGTTGAACTGGTAGACCTCGCTCGACCCTGAATCCATCGCGAGGTGCGCGCGCCCGTACCAGGTGTCCCACAGCCCAGCGGACTGATCGAGACGTTCGCCGAAGTTCTTGAGGTCCTCGTTCATGTCCCGGACGGTGAGCGGCTGCTTGCCATCCGCGAGAGTCTTCCACGCCGAAGCGGCTGACTCTGCGACCTTGAGAGACGACTGCATGTCGGCACTCGATGCGCCGACGTCGTCGATGATCCCCTTGAACCCTTGCAGGGCGAGGATCCCGGCTGCGATCCCGGCGGCCCACGGGCCCGTGAGGAACGACGCCATGCCCTTGAGCGCCCCCGTTGTACGGGGCAGTTGGGCGGTCAGCGTCGCGCGTGCCGCGTTGAACTCGATGATCTTCGGGACTGCGAGGAGCATCACGCCACCGAACAAGGCCACAGCGCCCGCGCCGAGCCCGAGCACGCCGATCATCTGCTGCACGGGCTCCGGCATTCCGGCGATGAAGCCGGTCACGGTGGAGACAGCGCCAGCCATGTCGGCGAGCATTGGGAGGAACACGCCACCGATGTCGATCGCGGCGTCCTTCACGCTGTTCCGCATGATCTGCAGCTGTGATGCCGTCGTCTCGTAGCGCTTGTTTGCCTCGGCGGTGAGCGCGTTGTTCGCTTCGAACTCAGCGTTACCCTGCGCCATTGCCTCGGTGAACAGGTCGCCCGCGGACGCGGCACGCAGCAGCGCGTCACGCATGCGAACTTCGGTGATCTCGAGGTCGGCGAGGATGCCGAGCGTCGACTGTCCCTGGGCTTCCGCGTTGCCGAGTCCCTTGACGAACAGCGACAGGGCTTCGGCCGGGGCCTTGCGCCACTGTGCGGAGAACTCTGCAGCCGATACGCCAGCGATTGACGCGAACTGGTCGAGTCGGTCGCCGCCTTCCTCGACGGATGCGGCGATGTCGATCATGACCTTCGAGACCGCAGAACCGCCAGCCTCCGCCTCGATACCTACCGAGGACAGGGCAGTGGCGAGACCGAGCACATCGCCCTCGGTGAGGCCGACCTGCTTGCCCGCACCGGCGAGACGCATCGACATGGCGACGATCTCGGCTTCGGTCGTGGCGTAGTTGTTGCCCAGCCCCACGACGGCGGAACCGAGCCGGTCGACGTCGGACTGCGAGGTGCCCATGATGTTGATGAACCGGGCCAGGGCGGTAGCGGCTTCGTCAGCGGAGAGATTCGTCGTCTCGCCGAGGTCGATCATCGTCTTCGTGAACGACACGACCGAGTCGGTCTGGACGCCCAACTGTCCTGCTGCCTCAGCGACGGCGGCGATCTCCTCGTGCGCGGCCGGGAGTTCCCCGGTCATGCCCCGCAGGCCTTCCTGCACGGCGTCGAGCTGCTCAGGAGTGCCGTCGACGGTCTTCGTCACACCGGCCCAGGCGGACTCCCAATCCATGGCAGCCTTCGCCGCAAGGCCGCTCGTGGCGACGAGGGCGGCACCGATACCGGTGAGTGCCCCGCCGACATCACGAGCGGCCCGCTGGCCCTCGTCCGAGAGGCCCGCGAGCTCCTTCCGGAACGACTGCGCCCCACGCTGCGACTTGTCCGCCGCCGAGCCGAACGCAGACGTGCCGTCCGCGGCCTTCTGTGTGGACTTCCCGAGACGGTCAGCGGCCTTGTCGGCCTCCGCCATATCCCGCTGGAAGACCTGTGCCCCTTGGGCTTGGATCCGGAAGATCAGTGCGCCGGCGTCGAACATCCGTCACCACCTCGTTCCTGAGCCAAGAGCTCTCGATGTGCGAGACGCGTTCGATCGCGGCGCGGATGAAATGCCAGGGGCGGGTATCGAGGGCGCGGTCGAGGTCGGCGATCAGCCCTTGCTGAGCAAGGTCGAGCTCGACCTGCCCGAACAGCTCCGGCCACACGAGCCGCCATAGGTGCGCGGCTGCGAGGCCGTCACTCTTCGGTTTCCGCGGTGCTTCTGCCGCGGCTAGGCGTCGCTCTTCGCGCCACCAGTCGGGGATGTCGTAGTCGGGGTAGACCCCAGACGAATTAGGCTCTCCAACGCCGAACTGGGCGATGTCTTCAACGGTGAGAGCCCCAAACGGGCGACGAGCGCCCATAGTGCTTTTACTCCGCCGGCGATGCCTTCACCGCCTTCGATGTAGGCGTTGATACCGGCGATGCTGAGGACCGTCTGCCAGAAGAATGCCGGCAGGAGGATGCTCTCGGCTTCCCCGAGGCGGAGTTCGTCGGATATGCGGTTGTAGACGGTGCGCTGCTCGTCGGGGAGCGGCACATACCGGCCCGCCTCGTCGTCCCAACGTCCGCCGTCGACAGCCATCATGAGGGCTGCCTCGACGTCGGTCGCGTTCGCGTTGCCGGCCGCGCCGTCGAGGTACGTGTCGGTGATCTGCTTCCCGATCCGGCCGGGGAGGGGACGCACGACGAACGTCGCCGCCCCCTCCACGGTCAGATGCAAGTCGCGGTCGACCTGCTGTGCTTTGAGCGTCATGGGATCCCTGCCTCCCTGCCGCTTACGCGCCGGTGCCGTCCTCGACGAACGTGTCGTCGATGGGCGAGATGGGCATGCGCGCGACGACGCCATCGTTGGTGAGGGTGAACGTGAGCACGTTCTTGTCGGCGTACCCGGTGTTCGCCGGGGCGACCGCGACGGAGAACTTGCCCTCGAATGCGGGCATACGCTCGTCGAGCGCGTCCTCCACGATCCGGAAGCTCCGCTTATTCGCTTCGCCCTCGCTGTAGGCGGCGTCGATGAGGTCGATGAGCCATGCCTGTGCGGCGACGATCTGGCCCGTATCCGGGTCACGGATGACCTCGGCGTCGAACGTCGGCCCGAAGTTGTAGCCGATGATGTCCTGCGACTGGCGACCCTTCGTGCCGTACACCTCGCGGGCGACGGTGATCGGTGTCGGGTTCGTGTTCAGGTTGTTGATGTCGCCCGTGGTGTTCACCCAGGCGGTTTCCTGCTGTACGAACAGCAGCTTCTGATGGGCGAGCGCGAGCGAACCAACGGAAGGCTTCGTCTCGTCGTAAATGGTGCGGTCAGCAGGCATGATTTCTCCTTGATCGGTTGGGGATGTCGGCGCACGCCGGCGACCCCTCGCGGCGGAGGGGCGGTAGGTGGGCGGCCTATCGGCGGCCGCGGAAGTGGTACGTGCAGGCGACCGCGGCGCGGCCCTGCGCATCGGGGTCGAAGTCCATCGCGGAGAACTCCCATGACCACGAGATGCCGAGCACGGTTGGCGTGTACTCCTGTTGGTCGAGGAGTGCCCGGAGGTCTGCCGCCCATGTGCGGGCGACGAGAGGGGAGCCGAGGCGGCGCGTGAAGATCTGCGTCCGGTACGTCATGTCCGCGCGCCCATCAGGCACGGGGCGGAGCGGGGTGAGGAGCGTGAACTCGTCCACCGTTGTCGGCATGACCCCGTCGAGGCGGATCCCGCGTTCGGGGATCGTGCCCGTCTTCTTGTACGCGGCGAGGTCAGCATCGTGGAGCAGCTGAGCGAGAGCTCGGTTCAGGATGATCTCGGGAGCGTCAGCCATCGCGACCCCCTAGCCGCTCGAGCGCCTCGCGCCAGATCCGCGCGATCCGCTCTTGTTGCTCCGCTGTAGGCCGGATCGGGACGTAGCATTCAGCGCTGGCGTCCCACTCCATGAACGGCTGATCACCCACCGCGCACCCGCTTCCGGGTGATGTCGCCGAGCTCGGCACGGTTCTCCACGATCGCGTTCTCCACCCACTTGCCTTGGGCTTGCGGGTTCGCGTCCGTCGAGAAGTTGTACTCGGGATGCTCGTGCAGGCGGGCGGCGTAGGGCGTGTCCACGACGATCGCTGCGCCGCCGTCCGGAGTCTGCGCCCGCTCCACCGTGTGAGCTCCTGCGAGCGTGCCCTGATCCCAGGGGGATCGGTCGACGGCAAGAGCCATGCCACGTTCGGCGGCGAGGTTCAGTCCGTCGACGAGGTCCGATATCACCTGTGCGCCGGCGCGGCCGAGGTTGTTCGTCATGCTGACGGTTGCCTTGATCGCCATGATGCTCCCTACTCGAGGTGGAGCTCCGCGTGACTGGGTGTGCCGCGGTACTCGGCGTAGTCGGAAGTGATGACCTCTGACGTGCGTTCCCGTGGCGTGCCTGCCCACACGGTCACGCGGGACCGGGGGAGCGTGTCGTGTTCCGGGAGGACGACCACTGTCGTCGACGAGGTGACCTCCTGGCCCGACGTCGGGGAACTCGAACGGCGGTCGACGACGAGGCGCGCGGACTGCTCCACGTACGCCGGCACATCGGTGACCGGGTCGCCCCAGATGTCGCCCTCCGCGCTCTCACCGATCAGCGGGCGGATCGTGACGCGCTGCGGGAGGTGACGATTCCGGAGCCTGACCATGACGCCCCCTACGTGTGTGCGACGAATGCGGTGATGAGGCCCGCGTTGCGGAGGATCGTGATCGCCTCCGCGGATGCCCGAGCCTCAGCGGGGGAGCGTTGGCCGCCCGCTGCAGTCGAGCCGAGCGATACAGAGAGGATCTTCGTGACGCCGCTGATCGCGTCAGCGCCCGTCACATCGCTGGTCTCGTCCCACCAGGTGACCTGAGCGCACGTCGCCTCGGTCATCGCTTCGGAGACGCCCGGATCGACCGGGTAGCCGTCGTCATCGGTCTCGTACCGGGCGAGACGCACGTACGACTCCACCTGAATCGACGCACGCCGCAGCAGGGCGTTGAGCTCCTTGTCCGTGACCGGTTCGTCGTTCTCATCGACGGGCTGCTCACCGCCCGTGAAGACGTAGTAGTCAGCGGCTGTCGCGTACGTGCGCATGATGTCCCTTCGTGGTGATCCCGGCGCGACGGACAGTGCCACGTCGCGCCGGGATCCGGTGCAGCTACTTCTTCGCGGCCTCGGCGGCGGCCTTGTCGGCTTCCGCCTTCTCCGCTTCGGCGGCAGCCTTGGCCTTCTCGGCGGCTTCCGCTTCGGCTTTCGCGTCAGCAGCAGCCTTGGCCGCAGCCTTCAACTCGGCCTCGGTCGGGGCCACGGTGTAGCCCTGGCGGGTGAAGTACGAGACCGCAGCCTCGTCCTTCGTGGTCCCGACACCGTCAGTGAACGCGACGCCCGCGACCTTGCCAGTGAAACCCTTCACGGGCGTTGTGATCTTCGGCATGATTACGCTCCTCGTACCTGGATGTTGCGGAACACGGACGCGGCCTTCGTCGCCTTGAGAGCAACGGAGACCGGGCCAAGCTCGACCTCGCCGCGCTTCACCGCACCTGCCTGGGTGAAGTCGGGCAGCCACGACTGGGCCAGCTGACCGCCGACCGTGGACACCGCGTGGAACCCGTCGAGGGCGACACGGAAGGCGTACAGGTCGGTCAGGTTGGTCTCCTCGACGGTGGCGACCGTGCGGGTCTCCGTCGGGATGATGAGGCTCGAGGAGCCTGCAACCTCACCAGCGTCGACCAGCACGATGTCGCCGTACTGCTCCCGCACGATCGGACGCCCGTTCGGGCCCATGAGGCCGTCGACGGGATTCTTCACGTACTGGCCGGCACGACGCACAGCAGCGCGGACGCGCGCCAGGCTGTCCTTGTTGCCGACGACGACCGTGGGGGTGCCGTCGAGCAGCCCCAGCCATTCGTCGAGCGCGTCGAGCGCCTTGTGCTCTGCGCGGTCGTTGGTGTCGAAGTCACCCCAGCGGGTGACCTCACCAGCACGGAACTCTGTCGACGAACCGACGAGAGCCTTGTCGAGGCCGTCGAAGCCGTTAGCGTCTGTCGCGGTGTCGCCGTTGATGACGAGGTCCTGGAACTTCGTCCGGGCCGCCTTGATCTTCTGCGACATGTTCAGCGCGATGCCACCGGAAGCGGCAGGGCCGACCTTCGCGACGACACGGTCGATCGCGAACGAACCACCCATCACGGCCAGATCGGTCGTGTAGTGCTGCGTGGTGACGTTCTGGTCGGTGTACTCGGTGTTGATCTCACGAGTCGCCGCGGTCGCCTCGGTGATCTGGCGACGGTACCCGAAGGTGAGAGTCGCACCGCCACCGGCAGGGTTCACGACGTCGTCGAAGATGAGGGCGTCGAGGATCGCGGATTCCTTGCGGAACTCGTCGATGACTGCGACGTCCAGGTCGGTCTGGGCATTGTTCTTGCCCTCAGCGAGAGTGATAGGCATGGGATCCTCCTGGGATCAGGACGACATTGCCGACTTCACGGCGCTGTCGAGAGTGATGGGTGTCTTGGGTGCGCCGCCGCCCTGGTGCCCGCCACCGCTTGTGCCGGGGAGAGTGACTGCGCGGTAGGCCGAGTTCTTATCGACCGCGTTCGTGATCGCCGTCTTGACCGCTTCCTCATCGGTGAGGTCGACGTCGGCGAAGGTCTTCATGAAGCTCGAGGAGTCGAGCAGCAGGTCGGGGCGCGCGCCGTGCTTCGGTGCGTTGAGCAGCAGAGCACGTTCGCGGGCGAGGGAGTCGCGCTCAGCGGCGAGGTCGTCGCGTTCCTTCTGCGCGGTCGCGAAGTCCGACGTTGCTTTTTCCGCCGCGAGACGGTGGGTCTTGTTCTCCTCGCGGAGCTCGCGCACGTACTCGTCTCGATCGCCCTTGTAGTTGATCGGTGGCTTCGGCTCGGCATGCTGGGCCGGGGGAGCCGGCTGCGCGGGCGGCTGAGGTGCGGGCGGTGCCGGTGGGGTCGCGGGCGGCTGCTCGCCGCTCTGCCCCGTCGTCGGGTTCGCGCCGTCCTCACCGTCAGCGAAGCGGATGCCGAGGATATCGAACCGGGTGAACGCGCGCGGCCCGTAGACCTTGTGCTGCTTGAACATGCGTGAGCCTCCTGCTCATCGGAACCCCGCACCCTGCGTACGGGGAAGATCAGGCCGTGCCGCCGTCGTGCAGGGCCAACGACGGCACGGGGTTAGTAGCCTCGATGCGTGGAAGCGCAACGAAACAAGCTGAATCGGGGCCTTGTCGCTCAACCGTGGAAGAAGAACGCGCGAGCGGAGTTCGATCGATGGTTCAACACCCCAGGCGAGAAGGATCCGGCCGACGTTCGGTTTGCCATTGCAGTGCGTGAGCATCGGGCTATGAGACTGGTAAACCAGGTGGCATGGCTTGTCGCCATGGCAACTTTCGGCATCGCAATCGCGGCTCTGTTCGCGGCGCTTGGTGCTCCGAATGGGGTGGCTGTGACTGTCTACTTCCTGTACGGGATCGTTGCTTTCACTGCCGCAGTGCAGCCTCTTCGAAGAGGGTCGCGCAACACTCGAGAGCTCGTGAAGCTCTATGGACTGCTGCACTCGCCGACGCCGCCGTCCAGCTCATGGTGGCGGCGAATCTTCCGCTGACTCGGTGATCCCGGCGGGGCAGGTCTACCTCGCACTGAAAGGAGAGCGCATCGTGGGCAGCCTTCGCGTGAGATGTCCGGAGCCGCGTTGACCCCGCCGGGAAGATTAGGTGCCCGAGAAACCGAGCTGTTCGCGGTACGAGTCGCGGCCTCGCCCGGTCTTACGGGTGAAGTCGCGCAGGTCGGCGTGTGCTTCACGCACATCGGCGCGCGCCGTCGCACGGTCGGTGTCCGTCATCGACGACACTTCGCGACGTTTCGCAGACCGCACGCGCCGCTCGAGCAACCGCTGCCGGGCACGTTCCTTCTCTGCTTCCTCGTCGTACGTCGTGTCGCCTTGCGGGATCGTCAGACCCGGCATGTACGGCACGAGACGACACCGGCAGTTCGGGTGACCCCAACCGGCGTTCCGTGCGTCCACGACAGTCCCGGCGACCTGCACCGCCACACCACCCTGCTGGGTAGCGTGCGGGAGAATCAGCGGGCCCGCCGGCGTGCCATCCGTGGACAGGACTGAGCCCGCCCATGCCGCGCACGATGAGCACGAGTCCAGGCCGCGCACGACCGTCACAAGGTGCACGCCCGACTGCTGCATGCGCCAGATGCCGGCATCCGTGAACGCCCGGTTCACCGTCGTACGGCCCGCCATTTCGGCGTACGCGCCGACCGTCCAGTTCCGGCCGCCACGATCCACGAACCCGGTGATGCCCTCAGCGAGGAACCGTTGCACCGTGTGTGCCTGCTGCACCCGCGCCGTCGACTCACCGAGCAGCGTGCCGGGGGAGTGGAGCGACACGATGCGCTGGTACGCGTCTTGCGGGTATCGGGTGAGGCGCTGGTTCAGCACCTCGAGGCGGGACTCGAGCGAGAACATCACCGACGCGACAGCCTGCGATGCTGTGCCCGTCACAGGGGGAACGCCGCGTGCGAGCCCGAGGCGAGCGGCCGCAGCCTGCTCGCCCTCGGTCGCCGCGAGCTCAAGGATCTGTCGTGCGAGGTCCTCCGACCGCAGCCGGTCGACGAGCTGCACGGCGCGCGCCTGCAACTCCCGCACCGACTCGGCACGCTGTGACGCAAGACGGGCAAGCGCGATGTTCTGCGCGCGTCGCTCCCGCAACGATAGGTCGGCAGGATTCCCGCTGATATGCGCCGCAAGGTGGAAGTCACGCTGCGCGCGCTTCGCGACCTCACGGATCAGATCATCCTCAACATCCCGATACCGGGACGCGAGCTCACGAGACAGATCCTCGATCAGCTCCTCAACGGACGCCCGATCCGGGTCGAGCTTGAACACTGCCATGTTCTGCCTCCCGCACCATCGCCCTGATGAGCCACACCGCGCACGCGACCGCTGTCGTGAGCCACAGGATCACGAAGACGGCAGCGATCATGAGCCACGTCATTCGTCCTCCTCGAGGCCGGTAAACGACGCCGGATCCGGAACCTCACGGTCCCCACGGATCCGCTCGACTTCCTCGGTGACCTGCTGGTCATCCCAGTCAGGGTTCGCGCGTCGCACCTTCTGCTCCGTCGAGATCGCGCCGGCTGAATCCAGCAGCGACAACGTCTGTGCCAGCTGCAGCGGATCCTCCTGCGACACGTCCGGGAAGGAGACGTCCGGCAGGTCGAACCGTTGCCCGCCCTTGCCAGGGAACAGCATCCCGTCGATCTCGAGCGCGACGGACGACTGCTGTGCGATCGCGGCACGGTCCCGAAGGATCTTCTTGTCCCGCGTGCGCTCCGACGCGGACTTGCGGTCCTGGATCTCCGCGGCCGTCATCTGCGCGCCACCGTCATAGTCGCCCCACGCGGACGGGGAGAATCCCGCCTTCCGCAGGATCTCCTTGTAGATGCCGCGCATCGTGCGCTCGTGCTCGTCGACACGAATCTCGAACTGCACGTGATCGATGCTCATCTTTGTCGGGTCGCCCGGCATGTTCAGGCCAGCGAACACCTCGCGGCCCATGTCGAACGATCCGCCCTGGCCGGGGCCGAGCGTGTCGAGTGCGGCTTCGGGGACGAGGATGCGGCCCGCGCCGAGACGCAGGTCACGGATCCACGACGAGAACGTCTCGTCGAGCGCGTCGAACATCTCGAGCAGCTGGTGGAAGTCGGAGCGGCCCGCGTGCGCGAGGACGCCCTTCTTCCGCCACTGCGTTGCGGTCATGTTCGGGTTCCACGACGCGGTGAGCCGGTCGACGCCCGTGACAATGACCGACTGATCGTTGACGAGGTCCGCGTAGTGCGCCGTCTCGGCGCGCTCTGCGAGCGGCACACGCCGCCCGAGGTTGTCCGCAGTCCCTTCAAACAGTGCGTGCTCGATCGCGCCAAGCATGTGATGCTCGAGGTGCCGCCAGTAGACGTTGTCCGACCGGTACTCGGTCCACAAGGTGAGTTCGCTGAGTCGCCCCGACCGGAACGTCGGAATGACGACATCCGCGGCGGACGCTTCCAGCCACGCATGATCGGCGACTGCCGTATCCCACCGGGTGACGAGGACCGTCGCGCCGAATGCGGACTTGAGCTCGCCCATCGTGGAGAACGTCTCGCGTGCCTCATCACCGTTCGCGATGAGATCCAGACGCGACTGCGACATCTCCGACAGGTTCGGGAGCGTGACCTCCATGCCCTCGGCGAACACCTGGTCCGACGCGAGCGTGGCAAGGTCAGCCGCAGCGGGCACGTGAATGCGGGTGCGGTTCTCAGCCCCAGGCACAGGACGGCCCCAGAACATGCGAGACGCGGCACCGACGAGCCCGCCCCGCATCTCCCGCCCGTGACGCACGTGCGTGGCACGCTGCCCCTCACGCTGGTAGATCTCGGCGAGACGCTTCGTGTCACCCACGTACCAGGCGTCATTCACCTCGTACTGCGCGTAGGCGACATCCCACGGTGCGGGCGGCCACGCGGTGTTCGGTGCGGGGATCGGCATGTGTTCCCCTTCCGAGGGTCAGGCTGCGAGGTGCTGCTGCCAATAGTTCTTCGTCGAGTGGGCCACGTATCGGCCACCGTCGAGGTAGTGGTCGTCTTCCTTGATGACCTCGTCGAGGCCCTTCTCGGACGCCTTCTCACTCCACCTGTATTCGGTGACTTCGGACTGCCAGCCCTTGCACCGGTCGGTGACGATGAGCTGGTCGTTGTCGAGTGCGTTGCCGATCGTGGCGATGCCTTCGAGGACACTGTTGTCGGCGGGCCACGGTGAGAGGCCGGTGCCGCGGAGGTCGTTGTGCAGCTGTGTGCGGAACGAGGCGGCGGCCGGGTCGAGGAAGATGAACCGGGGCTTGAGCATCGTCGGGAACGGTGTGTGTTCCTTCGGTAGCCAGGACCGGAATCGCTTCGACAGTTCGGCGTCGGTGAGGCGGATGCCGGACTCTTTCGAGTCGTAGCCCCACTCGTCCATCAGGATGAGGCGAGGCTTCGGCTTCCCGTCCATGTACTCGTCCGTGAGACCAAGCAGCAGGCCCGTGGTGGCGTTCGTTGTGCCGTAGTCCATGCCGATGCCGTACATGTCCTGCAACGGCGGCATGGCGTCCCACGGGATGACGTGACGGGCGGGATCCCACATCGGGTAGACAGCGCCAGCGGCGTTCGTCCACTCGCCCCGGATCATCCGGTCGAAGAACACACCACTGTACGAGGCGCGCATGTCGCGCTTGTACTCGTCCGACAGTGTCGGGTTGTCTTCCATCGTGAAATGGAAGGACACGAGGTTCTTCGCGTCGGCCTGCAGGATCCACTTTTTCCGGATCCAATGGTTCATCGACGCCGGGTTCATTGTGGCGAGTAGCCGGGCACCTTCGACGCGGAGACGCGACACGAGCATGTTCCAGAACTCTTCCGGCATCAGCGCCGCCTCGTCGACGTACGCGAGCCCGACCGTTGCACCCTGAATGCGGCCGACAGCCTTCGCATCGGACGCACCAACGAGCAGCACCTCGCGGCCGAGGATCGTCGCCGACGTCGCGCCCGGTGTGTAGTGAATCTGGCTCGAGATCCGTGACCCGAAGATGTTCACGTCCTGGAACGGAACGAAGATGTTCTGGTAGATCGTCTGCAGTGACCGTCCGACGATCAGGATCAGCCCGTTACGGGGCGCGACCCTCACTGCGAGGATGAACGCCCACAGGCTGATGATCGTCTTCCCTGCCGACACCGATCCGTACCAAAGCGCCAGCTTTCGCTTGGCCGCATCCACGAGGGACAGGATCTGAGCACGCGAAACGAGCCGCTCAATCTCCGACAGGTTCATCAGGCGACTCCGAACGGTACTTCTCAGCAGCCACCCGGAACCCGTCAGCGATCCGATCCAGCACACCGACCGCCTGATCCAGACCGCCGTTGTCCTTCTCCACGATCCGAGTCAGCTTGTCGAACGTGATCCCCGCCGTCGTGATGACGTTCCGCCGCACCTCCACAGGAGCCGACTCGAGCTTGTGCTCGTTGTAGTCGTTCTCCTTGCCGCCGAAACTGAACACCAAATACGGGTCATCGATCCGATCGAGCATGTCCTCAGACGCAGCGAGCATCTTCTCGGCGAGACGCGTACGCCCCGCCGCGAGATCGATCTGCCGAGCCTCAGTAGCGTGTTTGGTCTCTGACCGGTCAAAGGCGCGGTCACTTGCGCGGCAGATGTTGGTGACGGATCCGGCGCTGATGCCGAGGCGGCGGGCGATCTCGTTGCGCGAGTGGCCTTCGGCATGGAGGGCCAGAACCTGCTCGCGTTGCGCATCGCTGATAGTCGCCATCGGGATCACCTCGGTTGGGCCTCTTGCCCGTGGAAGGGGGTGCCGACGCGGGGTCGGGATGTCAGGGGTTGCTGAAAGAATCGATATACCCGGGAAGTGCCCGGGAAGAGGGGGGAAGCGATGGGCGCTGAATTGATCTGCGCAGGATGCCATGGGTCTGCAGAAGTTGTCGAGAATCCACCGCGGTACACATTGGCGCGGCTGAGCGCTAAATGTCGACAATGTGGACGAGAATGGCAAATCACCGAGCCGCCGACGGCGAATGGACGAGTCCAGTGAGGGGCCTCGTGACTGAAGTCTGGTGGCGGTTGGAAGACTTCCCGACTGCTACAGAATGGTCCGCAGTCTGGGGGGCAGCAACGCTTCTTGTCGCGTTTGGTGCGGCGTGGCTCGCACTTCGTCAACTGCGTCAGAACGCTGATGCAGCGCTCGAGGCGAGTCGTCCGTTCGTGATCGTGGACTTTCACTTCCGCGGCACAATCGTCATGTTCGAGATCCGCAACATCGGTCAGACGGCTGCGCGAGACGTCCGGTTCACGTGGGATCCGAATCCGGTTGGTGATCGGGACAACACGAACGAGGTGATCGATCGCCACCTGGTGAATGGAGGGATCCCATTCCTTGCTCCCGGCCGGACGATTCGCTATATTTTCGCGGACTTCACGAAGGAACTCGAACCGCGGCGCTTCGATGTGAAAGCCACGTACATGGGGCCAGCTAATAAGCACCAGTGGACCAGCGAGTCAGTGCTGGATCTCGACCAATGGGCGATGGCTGTCGCGGATGCGGATCACGAGAAGGACATGCGTCGCGAGGCGCGGAAGCAGACGAAGGCTGCTGAGACGCAGGCGAAAACGTTAGTGCAACTGAGGCGCGATATTGGACGAATTTCAGAGTGGCCCGACCGTCTCTCGGAGGTTGTTGCGGCGCAACAAGCTGTAGTACAACGAGCCCGAGTCGAGTCGGCAGATCCGTCCTCGCATGGGATCGAGAAGTGACTTGATAGTGGGACAACGCTCCTAATCGGAAGCTGCGAGGGGCTCTACCACCGGCGGAGCCCCTCGCTGCAGACTTCTCCACCATCTACGTTTCATCGTGCCATGAATGCGGAATTTGCATATTTGTTTTGGGGCGGCTCCCGCGTCACCTGCGTGTCGGCACACCACGCGGCCGGCCACGCTTACGAGCCTGCCCGAGTCGCACCGCCACCTTTGCGAGGACGTGCACTTTCCCGGCGATCATGCGTGACGCAATGATGTCCTGCTGCACCCATTCGTAGACGGTTCGTTCGGAGCGTTCGGCGAGTAGCGCGGCTTGCTCGACGGTCACCCATTCCTTCACGGTGTTCTCCTCTCAGGCATTGCTCTCCCTCCGGGCCTCGTGGTTCCTCGTAGCGAGGTGACCGGCCGTCTTCTCCAGAGCTTCGGCCCACGACCGGCACGGCCACGACAGCCCATTGAGTCGCGCTCGCCACGGGTAGGCAGAAGAGAACGGGTGTCGCTCCCGGTAGATGCGCGGCTTAGGCATTGGCCTCCCTCTCTGTGTCGATATCCGCCCTGCGGGGGACGCAGCGAGCGTGTGGGCGCCGTACGGTCGAAGGCATGGGTGAGGAGCAAGAGGAACCGCGTGACCAGTCCCACACCGGTCTCGGGGTCGGGCTGGCGCTCGGGTTGTCGATCGGCGCAGCGGCGGGGCTGATCCTTTTCGAGAATCTCTCAGTAGGGGTTGGGGTTGGTATGGCGCTCGGGGTGTCCATCGGTGTAGCGATCGACACGGCCCGCAACAAGGAGTGACCTGCGTTCGGCTTGGTGATCACGAGGTCTCCCTCCCGTTGATCTCCCCGCGATTGATACAAGCCGACGCCCACTCGCGACGCATTGGGCACAGGTGTTCGCCATCGTGGCCGCTCGGCAAGATGCACGGTCCGAATACGAGTGTCATCCCCGGCCCAGCGGTCGGCTTGTCGACGATCTCGCATCGAACTTCCGTGCTCTCCTCGTAGTCGGGGTCTGGCTCGCTCGTGTCTCCGTCGAAGATGCGATCCCATGCCACGCGGCAGTTCTCGCACCATGCGCTATCCCCGTCCATTTGCACGTCATCGCCGCAGTGCCCGCACTGGGGCGCGGGGACCACGAGACCCGGCAGCTCCGGCACGGTCTCCCACTCGCTCATGGCTTCTCCCTCTCGTTGGTCTCGGCATCCACGGCATAGTTGCCCTTCACATCGCCCCAGCGATCCAGTTCGACGATCTCGGCAAGGCGCGGGACTTCCTGACCGTCGATATCGAGCATCGGCTCCGCTTCGTCGAATACATCCACCTTCGCGAGCACATCCAGCGCGCGTACGCGCGAGCGAAACGGGCCAATCAGCTCGACGTTCATCGTGAGGTCAGGACGAACCACAACGGCCCACTGGCGTGTCATCAGCTCTTCCTCGCTTCTGGCCTGGGCTCGGCGTAGTCCCAGAGCATGTACTCGTACTCCCAGGTGGTCGTGGCGTCCCCGTCCGGGAAGTCATCGTCGAGCAACAGGTGTGCGTGCTCGTCGCCGCCGTACGAGTCGATGAGAGCTGAGGCGTCGATCCACGGCTTGATCCAGCACTCCTTGTGGCTCACGTATTCGCATCCGCACGGCCAGAAGTCGTGCTCGCCGTCACAGCCGGGGTACTGGTGGCATCGGGAATGTTCGTCGCCGGGGCAAATGAAACGCCCGTCCTCGATGCGGTGCTGCACCTCAGGGAATCCGGACAGGTTGGGCGCCTTGGGCTCCACCCTCCGTCGGGCTTCGAACCCCCGAAGGTGGGGCTCGCACGCGGGGCACCCGGACGTAAACCCACGCGTGATGTGGTTGTGGTCAGTCATCGGTCATTTCCTTTCGCATGGTGCGTGCTTCCATCCAGAGCACGCCGAGAATGAGGCCGCCGCTGGCTCCGAGGTGGAGCGCAGCGGCGGTGATGAACCATGCCCAGTCGGTCATGTTGTGACCTCGTGCACGGTTCCGTCCGGGTTGATCACCCAGGCGGTGCGGTCGACGCGGCCAAAGATGGCGTTGTCGCCGCTGCAAAGCGCGGGGATACCGCGGGGAAGGGACGCCGGTCCGGTTTCGTGGCAAGCGCACCAGCATCCGTCGTTGTGTTCGCACCCGACGTGGCGGCCCGCCCGGCATCGCTCCGACCGTGAGTCACGGGTTTGCGTGTCCCGCACCCGGTCGATTTCCTTCTCGCAGTGCATGCAGGTGATGACCTGCCATCCGTTGTGGTCGTGCACACGGTTCATGCCGATGGTGATCTCGCCGCAGTGCGGGCACGGCACTCGCACGACCTTCGCCGGTGTCGGTTCGACTTCGTAGGTGGCATACGCGGCGAACGCTGCGCGCGCGAACAGCAGCCCGTCACGCGCCCCGTCCTCGTCCGACAGCCACACCTCAGGGCGCCGGCCCCGCTGCGACGCCTTGTGACGGGCGCACTCGTCGATCGCTAGCTGCACGCCCGCCAGGGGGACGTAGCCGAGAGGCTGCCCGCCCCCGCCCTCGCTCGTCACAAGCCGCCCGCCGGACGCCTGTGCGAGCCCGAGCCACCGCGGCCAGCGGTCGACGGCGTCCTTCACCCACCCGTAATGCCTCTCGCACACGAGCCCGACCTCGGCAAGGCGCGGGTAGCAGCCGTGGCATTCGTCATCCGCGCACTCCTCGAGGTGCATGTGTTCCTGAGGGCGACAGGGCCGCACGTCCGGGACGTCACCGAGCGCGGCCGCACACAGGAGCGTCACGATTCGCCTTCCTCATCCATTGCTTGGGAAAGGAAGGAGAGGGCTTCCCTGGCGAGAGCTGCGTGCTCTTCTCGTTCCGCTTCTGCTTGAGGCTCGAGCTCGTCGACGCGCGCCTGCCACTTCTCGCGCCCCTCGCGCAGGCCGACGATCCGGGACGATAAGTCGCGGCCGCGTGGCGTGCGCCGTTGCTCACGGTTCATGCCGTCGAACTCCTCGATCTGCGTGATGAACTGCGCCAGCAGCATGCGTGCCGTCGTCAGCTGTGCCTCGGCCGGGCGACCCGGCTTCTCGAAGATGCCGTCCATGGTCAGAACGGCGTCTCGTCGGTACCGGGGATCGGCTGAGCCGCCCACTGATCAGCGGCCGGGGCGGGCGTCTGCGGGGCGCTCTGGGAGTCCCACGTGTTCCCGTCCCAACCTGGCGCGCTCGCCGCAGGTGCGGGCCGCTGAGCCGGGCTCGTGCCGCGTTCCGTGCGGGTCACGGCCGCCGTCGCGTATCGAAGCGACGGCCCGATCTCCTGCACGTCGAGCTCGACCGAGGTTCGCCGTTCGCCCTCACGCGTCTCGTAGTTCCGCTGACGGAGGTTGCCCTGCGCGACCACGCGCATGCCCTTCGTCAGCGACCCGGCGATGTGCTCCGCGAAGTCACGCCACGCACTGCAGCGCATGAACAGCGCTTCGCCGTCCTTCCACTGCCCGGACTGCTTATCGAACGTCTTCGGCGTGGACGCGATCGTGAAGTTCACGACCGGGATGCCGGACTGCGTGTATCGAAGCTCGGGGTCCGCGGTCAGATTCCCTACCTGAGTGATTACGGTTTCGCCAGCCATCAGTTCTCCTCCTCAGCGGCGCGTGCGGCAATCGCGGCCTCACGCTCTGCGCGGCGGGCCTCGCCCTCCGCTTTCTCATCGGCGATCTCCTGCGCGATGAACTCGACGTCGACGTACCCAGCGAGGATCATCCGCTCGGCCATCCGCGTGCGGGTGTCCTTCTGCGACTGAGGCGAGGCCTCGCGCAGCTTCTCGACTACGCGCTCCCGAACGGCCAGCCAGTCGGATGCTGCGATCTCTGTGTTCTTGCTCATGGTGTTCTCCTTGTGTGGACCGCCTCGAGTGCGATCTGTTCTGCCTTCGCGCGGCGGGCCTTCTCCGCCGCGGTCTTGAATGCGCGTGCCTCGGCGATGCGCTTGAACGTGAAGCCCTTCGTGCGGAGTTTCGCGAGCGCGCGATCCTCAGCGGTCTTCACCGACTTGTCGTAAACGGCGAGCACCGTTGTGAGCGATGCCTCGCGCCAGTAGTCGTCGCGGTTCATGCCGCCCACCCCGATTCGTAGATGTGCTTCTCGATCTCCCCGGGAGACTGCGTCAGGCACGACACGACGTACCGCTGCGGGTGCTTCACCTCGCCCTTCGCACGCCCCACGAGTTCGTTCGTCAGAGCAACCGCATGCGCGGCTTCGACGACACAGCCCGTGTGCTCGTGGATCGAAACGATCAGCGACGCGAGGTCTGTGATGCCGGCGCGAGACGCCATGCCCTTGACCACCGATGACATTGAGTCCGTCATCTCGCGTGCACGTTCCTGTAGTGACTGACTCTCTGAAACGTGAGTAGTTAGTCCCTCTGGACTCTGGACTCTGGACTCTGCTTTTCGTTCGGGGGCCGAGCCGCTAACCGACTCGGTAACCGACTGGGTTTCGGTTCGTTTCCTCGGTGGCCGCCCACCCTTCGTCCCGTTCTCACGGTTCCGCGCCCGACGAACCGCCACCGATTCGCGCGTCTCCTGGTGCTCCGCGTAGTCGCGCAGCACGTACGAATCGCCCTTATCGATGACCAGCGGCCGCTCTGGATGCGACGTCGTCAACTCCTTGAGCGCGCGTGACACCCACCGCTTACGCGCCACCCCTGCGGGGATCACCCCGTCGAGGTCGTGGCGACGTGAGTAACCGTTCATCTCGACGAAGGCCCTGAACGCGGCATCCGACAGCGGGGCGACCTTCGGGTGCTCGTCGAAGTCGATCGGAAACGTCATGAACAGGCGTTTGTCACGTGGCATCAGCGCCCCCTCTCGTATAGGGCTCTCGCCCGGTCGTTCCCGTCAGCGGTCGCTTTCCACTCGAGGTAGGCGTCGCCGTAGAACGCGAGCATCATATCCAGCGCGACCACGGGCGACACCTCGCGACGGCTGTCGCCCTCGAGAACGAACCACGCGTGCAGGTGCCGGTAGAAGACGGGGATTAGCTCGGGGTCAGCGTGGAGGCTGATCTTTACGCCCCACGCCTTCGCGGCCGCCTGCCAGTACGGATCCGACTCGATGAGACCGTTCGTGACGCTGTCGAGCCACAACAGCCGCGGCAGCTCGTGCTTGTTCCTCCGGCCGCCCATCCCGCCCGCACGATGCTGCGGGACGAGCGACTCGCCAGTGACCGCGGTCATGACGCACACGCGACCGTCACGAGCTTCGAGGGCCCGCAACGCGCGGGCCGGTGTCTGGTCAGCCACAGCGTTCTCCTTCCTCGTGACAGGCGCATGCACGGTTCCTCGCGCACACGCCTTGATGTGGTGTCCAGCAGCACCCACGGCGGCACGTCTCTCGGCGCTCGTGGGGTCGCGTGGGCGGGGCCATGCGACTGATGGATCTAGGCAGAGGCATCACAACGCTCCCGATAGAGTGCGGGCATGAACTACGTCGAGGTGCGGCAAGACAAGTCCGGTTTCCGCGTCACCGTTCCCGGAGCAAGCGACAAGCCTTGGGTTGGCGGGGAGGCTTTCGTCGGGGCGATAATCGCGCAGCTCGGTGTTCGCGCTATCGGCCCGTGGGAGGTGGCCCACGACCCAGACGGCACCCCGTACCAGCGGGCGGTGATCCTCTAACCGATGCTGACTCATGCTGTCCCCTCGCGTTTGATGAGGACTGCGAACGTCTCAGCCGTCATCGTCACGTACTGCTGATCTGGCGCGGTCACGCCGTGCCGCTTGTGCATGACGGCACCGATCACGGCACCGTCATTGATGCGCTCCGTTTCGGCCTCGCGCAGCCACGTGGGCAGGGCGAGCTTCGACGTGTTCTTGCACTCGATGACGACGCGGCCACCGCATGGGAGGCGGACGCCGGCGATGTCGCCCTTATCGGCCGCGCCCGTCTTCACGCGCCGGTCAACGTGATCGCTGCCGAGCCGAACGGCGAGCCAATCAGCTTGCGCACGCTCGAATCCCGAGCCCGCTTTCTTCGCTGATGTGCGCGAACGTCTGCGCGCGGGCATGCTTGTACTGCTCATTGCGTCTCCTGATGAATGAGTAAGGGGTCGATCCTGCTTGTGCCAGGACCGACCCCGGGTACGTCACGCGGTGATGCGCAGCGCGATAGTGAACGCCCGCGGCCACGACAGGCCACGGGCGATGATGTGAGGGCCGACCATCACGAAATATGACGTCGACCACGGGGCGCGGCGATCGGACATCACGTACGCGCGACGTCTCAACGCCCGACTCCGCCCACCTGATATGCAGTCATGTGCGCCTTGTTCAGGTTCAGCAGGCCGTAGAGCTTCGCGGTCAACGCCTTCTGCAGTTCCTCCGCGGCGTGGAGCGTTTCCTTCGCCGCGTCGAAGTCATGCCGCAGCTGGATCGTGGCGATATCCGCCTCGGCGCGCTTCTCCGTGACCGTGTCAGCCTTCGACCGAAGCACCGACTTCGCGCGCTCCTCGATCAACGCCCGCTCCGACGCGTACCGCGCCTGCCACAGGTCACGAATCACAGGGACGGCGTTCTCGAGGCGGTCGCCAAGATCACGGATCATCGCTTCCAGTTCGAGCGGCCCTAGCGGTTCGTGGTTGATGATCTCGCCCGTCGAGAGATTCGCGATCTCGGTCACGATGCCTCCTCAACGGGATCCGCCGCGGCCGCTTCGTCCTCGACAACCTCGGCATCGACCGTCTCCGTCTCACGAGCGAGCACGCCTGCGCGCGCCTGCCACGTGGCCCGGATCTTCGACCGAATCGTGTCGGGCTCCGACTTGAGCCGTTCAGCGATCTCGTCGAGCTCGGCGCGCGTCTCCGCGGCCGCGATGAGCGCGGGCCAGTCCTCGGAAGGTTCCGGCTCGGGATCCGCGACCGGGATGCCGCCGTCGGTCATCTCTTCGGTGGAGTAGAGGCCGAAGATGACGTCGGAGAATCCCTCGCGCGAGATCTCCGAGATCGCACGGTTGACGGGCATCGTTTCGGCGTACGCCTCCCACGGCTTGATGCCGCCCTTGCCCGATCTGGCGCGGACCTCGAACTTTCCCGCGGCGTTCTGCTTGTAGGAGTCGACCAGGCCCGCACGCATCGCACGCTCGATGTCCCACGTCACGATGAACGTCTCGCCAGTGTCTGCGCGGGTGCCTGTCACGGTCACCGAGTAGTCCCCGCCGGGGATGCTGCCGGTCTTGACGATCGCGAGCTTGTGACCGGCCTTTCGGATCAGCGCCGACATGAGCTTCGCGGACAGCGTCGCACGGCCCTCGACGACGTCAATGGACTGCAGCGCGGCCATGGGGTGGAGGCCGAGCATCGACCCGGTCTCCATGACGAGCAGGATCTTCCCGGGTGATGGCTTCCCGGCGTCGAACAGGCCGGACGGGATCAGCTGACCCGCGGCGGCGAGCGTGGACGCGTATTGCTGACGCTCGGTCAGCGACGCGGATTCGTATACAACTACGGCAGTCATCAGAAGGGACTCTCAATCTGCTGGGCCACCTCGAGGGCGGCGAGAACCTGGTGAGCGATCGGGACGATCAGCTCGGTAGCCGCGACGATTAGCCGGTCGTCGCGGTGAAAGATGAGCGTCTGCGGGTCACGGCGAAGCCGCCACCCGTCAGGCTCGGTAGGGTCGCGGACGACCTCGCCCCACACCCATGCCGCGAACGATGCTTCGGGCAGGCAGTGCAGTTGCCACGCGAGTTGCCGCACCTCGTACGGGGTAGGACCGGCCACGACCTTGTTGTGCTTCGTCTTCGTCTCGACGATCGCGAGCGTGCCGCCCACCTTGCGAGTGCCGTCGACGGTCGCCGCGAACCGTTCCTCGTCCGGGTGATGAACGAGCAACGAGTTCGGCTCAGCACCAGCCCACGCGAGCAGGACCGGCTCCCACCTGTTCCCGTTCTCCGTGGTCTCGTTGCCGGAGAAGGTGCGCGGTGCGAGGATCTGTCGGACGTAAGTCTCGACCGAAGACGCCTTCGCGAACTTCCCGGCCGTCGACGAGCCGATGACCTTGTCGTGCAGGTTCAGCCACGACTCACGGTCAGCAGAATCCGCAAGCGTGCGGTCGAGTACCGCGAGCGCACTCATGCTGCACCTCCTAAAGTGATAGGCATGACCAGCGCAGCCCAATTTCTCCACGATTTCTTTACTGCCGGCGCGGAAGCACAGAACGGGAGGGATTTTCGCCCGCTGTTCGACGCGGTCAGCGAATTAGAAGCAGAGCTAAAGGCCCTAGCCCTCACAGGCGGTAATGTGCGTAGCTTCCTGGAACTTCTGCCCCGCCTGAAAGCAGAGTTGCGCGATGTCTCAAACGCCGATCTGACGAAGATCCGCACGGTCATGCACAGCGGAACCCGCGGTGCGGACTTAGCCGCCGCCGAACTCGGTTTGCTCGATCTCGCGATCGAGCGCACCGCTATGGAGTCGCAGATGGATACGACTCGGGACGAGTCCATCCGGTCACTCCTGGCCGCCATCGAGAAGCTCGTTGTGCAAGATGAAAGCCTTGATCCCCAACTGCGCCTCTTCATGGCCCGCGCACTACAAGGCGTAAGGATCGCCCTCGATGAGTACGAGATCACTGGAGAGTTCAAACTACGAGAATCGCTACTCACCCTGTTTGGACTCCTGAGAACCGCTGAAGCCACCAGCGAGGAACCGAAACAATGGAAGGACGCATGGGATAAATACGGTGTCCCCGCTTCGGCTGGGCTCATCGCTTCGCTCCCTCAGCTTGCGCTGACGAGTGCGACGCTTCTTGCGGCTCTAGGATCCTGAGCGCGCCAAGCTTCAACCCCTCGTAAACGTTCAATGCACGTTCGTCCAGCACAACTCCGGTAGCAAGGGAGCAGCGTAGGTCGGTGAGCACCTGGATGACGACCCGACCGGCGAGAGTCTTACCCGCAATGTCGAGCTCCGACAGATCGAGCGCACTCACGCCGACACCGCCTCGGCGAGTACACCGTCGCGGACGGTGAACCCGATCTGGCGGGACTCGTCACGGTCACGCTCTACGAGTGCCGTGTAGCCGCGCTCCTCAGCGATCTGCGCGAGCGCGTCGAGCGACTCCGCGTCGAGCAAGTCGCCGTTACGGACGATGACGAGCTTGAGCTTCGGATCCCCGGCGGTCGCGATGCCGAACGCGGCACGCATCCGGTGCGCGCTATTCACCTGGCTAAACGGAACGCCCTCGAAGGTGACCCCCGTCTCGTCGACCGACAGGCCGGGGATCGGGAACTCCGCCTTAGCGAGGCCGTCGCGCTTCGTCTGCTCGATCTCCTCGAGGACTTCCTGCTCGACCTGGTAGCTGGCCTCAGCGTCCGCCAGGTCACGTGCGGTCGCATTGCGGGCGTGCTTTGCGCGCACCGCAACGTTGATCTCGTCCGCACGGGCAAGCTCGGCGCGCAACGCGTCGACGTCGTCATCCTGCGAGGGAACCTCGTTCGCGTCGCTCTCCACCTCGCGCAGCGCATCCTTCGCCGCTGCGAGAGCTTCCTCCGCGCGCCGGATCCGATCGTGCGCGTCCTCGACGTGTCGGTCGGCATCAGCCTGACGGCGATCGATGTCCTGCGCGGTCTGGATCCGCTCGAGCAGGTCGCCCGCGGACACTTCAGCGTCGGGAACGTCATCGGCCGGTGTAGGCATCGACGCGAGCGCACCCTGCAGCCGCTTCACCTCGCGCCCGACGTCGCGGCGGCGATCCTCCGCGCCCGCCTTCGCCCGAGCCAACTCGTCGATGTCGAACGGGAGGCTCACCTTCGCGAGCAGCTCCTCGCGCTGCGCCTTCTCCGGCAGGTTCAACCACGACACGGGATCGAAGATCGCGCCGCCCGTCAGCTGGGCGACGACCTCGGCAGGCTTGCCGTACCGCGCCCCATCGAGCGCCTCGACCGTCAGCGTCCCGGCGGTGCCGTTCTTCTTCCACACGCGCAGGATCCGCAGCTGCAGATCCTCGTCGAAGTACTCCGCGCGCGCTTCGTCAGCGCCCTCGCGGATTGGCTTCGGTGTGAGCTTTGCACCCCGCGGGTCGAACAGCTCCGTGATCGCGTCGATGAGCGACGACTTCCCGGCACCGTTGCCGCCAGCGATGACGACTAACGATCCATTGGGGGAGAGCTCGATCTCGCGAACACCCTTGTAGTTCTCTACTCGAAAGGTCTTGGACATGGTGACTCCTGTTTCGTGAGCGGCCAGACAGCCGCAGTGAACGTGGTGATGAGGATCGCGACGGCAAGATCAGCGCCGTTCACGACCAGGTCAGCTGCGGCCACACCAACGGGTGCCGCGAGAATGAGGGAGCCCGCCGCGATTAGGCGACGGGCTCGGGACAGGTCAGTCCTCGTGGATATCGACGTAGAGCGACTGCCGACACTTGGGGCAGAGGACGCTGACGCCGAACGGCTCGAGACTGTCCGGCTCTGCGAAGAACTCGAAGTCGCAATCGGCGCACTCGGCCTCGACCTCCCCGGCATTCGCGAAACGGTGCGTGGGCTCGTCGACGGGCGGTTCATGCATCGCCCCTCCCGGTGCGTGCCCACAGTTGCCGGCGGCGGCCGCGCGGGGGAGACGTGAACCCCGCGCGTTCGACGAGGCCCAACGTTTCGAGCTCCGACAGCGTCGACCGCATGCGCGATGCAGAGAACGGCAGCTCCCGAATGTCAGCGACGCCTTCAACCTGCAGCGCTGTGATCGGCTTGCCATGCGCGTCCATGATCGAGAGCGTCGCCTGCTGCGACGCCCACACGCTCGACGCGGAAGCGTCCGCCGCTTCATGCGACGAGACCGGATCCGACGCCCTCACACGAGGTGAGTCGCCGGGAAAGATCAGCGGGATCGTCATTACTCCTCCTCGGGGTCGGCGTCGGGCATGCAGGTGTGCGGGTTCGTGACGGCCGCGTAATGCGCGCTCTGAGCGGCATTCGCGGTGAGAACATCAGTGGTCATGCGTGCCTCCTTGAAAGTGGTGCGAACCTGCTTCGCCAGTCGGGCGAACGGCCCGCGCGGGATCAGGTCAGGAATCGACTGGGCGACGTGCGTCGTCGCCGGGATAGGTGATGTGTCCATGTGCCGCCGCCCGGACTCGAACCGGGTCGATGCCTTCACACTCGGCGGCCGCCTTCACTCGCCCGGCCTGCTCGTCCAGCGCTCCATCCGCGAATGCGTTCAGCGCCCGGCAGGCTCGTCCAGCGAGTCCCTCGGCAAAATCTCCCCACCCCAACAGCCGCGCATCCCATCAGCGCAGGCCCATCGATCGGGTGGTCTATGTCGTGCTCGTCTCCTGTGGAACCGGGCCTTAGGCGGCATCGGATTTCAGAGAGAGCTATGTAGTTGCGTGGCCCGAAAATGGGCGCACTCGTTACCGCCACCGTCGAAACGACGGCGGAAGATGAAGGGCTACGTCTCGGTCAGGCGGCCTGCAGCTCCTGCGAGATGTCGATCTCGCCGTCGAGTACGCACCTGACGTAGATCCGCAGCGCAGCGCGCATGCACTCGTCCATCCGACGCTGACGCTCCGTCATGTCAGTGGCATCCGTGGTCATGCCGCCACTGCCTCTGCGGGAGCCCCGACAACGAGAACCTCGCCGAGAGCGAGATCGAATGCCTGCGCGATGCCGACCGCGGCACGCAGGCTGGGCTCTTCGCCGGTACGGAGACGGGCGAGAGTCGCACGGCTGACACCGATCACACGGGCGAAAGCCTCATCACTGCGGATGCCCGAGTTGTCCTTGAGGCGGTCGAGAAGCCCTGGCCGAACCTTCACCGCTGAACCGTCTGTCTTAGTCATGTACCGATAGTTACACGGGTGTACCAAGCTGTCAAACAGGTGAGACAAGCTGTTCAAAGATGGAACAGTGGTGGTACGCTCGTGCACCATGACGACCACATATGAATGGCTCAAGTCGATCGGTGCAACCGAGTCCCTGCGCGAGATCGCGAGCAAGACTGGCCTCAGTCACGCGACACTCAGCCGTCAGATCAACGACGGTCGTTTCCTCATCGACACCACGATCAGGCTCGCCCGCGCCTACGGCGTCTCGCCAGTGACGGCGCTCGTGAAGTTCGGGTACCTCACGGCCGAAGAAGCAGACGTCGACAGAGTCGCGGCGACGCTCGAAATAGCCGAAGACAAGCAACTCGTAGCTGAAGTCGGGCGGCGACTCGGGATCACGGAGATCACTACGATCTTCGACCAGCCGATCAGCCAAGCCATCGAGACGACGAACATCCGCCACCTGCGACCAAATGTCGGAGGTGCCGAGGAAGCTGAGCACACGAACCAAGAGCACGCGCTCGCCGCATCAGACCGGGAAGACTGGCAGGGCGCTCAAGAACAGGAGAATGAATGACGCGTAGGATCACCGAGCTCATCGAGCAGCTCGGCGTCTACCTTGAATACACCGATGCACTCCCTCCGCAGAGGCTCGGCGCATACCTCGACGACGAGCGGCGCATCCTCATTCGCAGGGGCCTCACCACACCACTCGAGCAGGAGACCTTGCATCACGAGTACGCCCATGCCTGGCACCGTGACCGCAGCAGTCACCCAGCGATCGAGTGGCGTGCGTGGCGATTCGCCGCACAGCTCATCGTCGACCCCCTCGCGTATGCCGCCGTCGAGCGCGTGAGTACGTCGAGCCTGTACATCGCGCAGGAGCTGGGCACGACAGTCAAGATCATCGAGTCCTATCGGCTTGCGCTCGTTCGAGGCGAGCTCTACGCGGAAGCAGCATGAGAATGAACGCGAACGCTCCGATCGCACTCCGAGACACACGCCCCGGAAACCGCGCGGTCCTCTACCTTCGTCAGTCGAAGGAACGGGAAGACAGCGAGTCGATCGAAATCCAAGAGCACATCGGACGCGAATACTGCAAGCAACATGGATACAGCGTCGTCGCAGTGCACCTCGACCGCACTACCGGTCAGAAATGGGATAGTCGGCCCGGCGTGGTCGCCACGATGGACATGATTGAGCGCTCCGAAGCGGACGTCATCGTTCTCTGGAAGTGGTCACGTCTATCCCGGTCACGGCTTCACTGGGCAGTCGCATCTGACCGCGTCGACATCGCCGGCGGGCGTATCGAATCCGCCACCGAGCCGCTTGACACCACGACTGCGAGCGGCCGATTCGCACGGGGCCTGCTCACAGAGGTGGCCGCATTCCAGGCAGAACAGATCGGCGAAGTTTGGCGCGAAACGTTCGACCGTCGAATCCGCGAGGGACTGCCCGCGACCGGCCGCGCAAGATTCGGTTACACCCGACAGGACGACGGCACCTACGCGCTGAATCCCGCCGAGGCCCCAGACATCGCTGAACTGTACCGTCGCGCCATCGACGGCGTCGGCGCTGCTCGCCTCGCACGCTGGGCAAATGAGCGGGGGCACCGTACAACGCGCGGCGGGCTCTGGCTTCCGCATGGCCTCCGCGGATATCTCGATCACGGATTCGCGGCCGGCCTCATTTATCACGGAGGTAAGTTTCACCCCGGCAAGCATCCCGCGATCATCACAGCGGAAAACTGGGAAGCTTACCGCGGGCTGCGGAAGCTTGCCCCGCGCCGACCGCGTGGCAAGCTCGGCATGGTGAGCGGCCTTGCATGGTGCCACTGCGGAGCGAGAATGATGGCATCGAGCATTCGGAGCGACGGTAGTGGTAGTTACGGCTGCGCCAGACGCCAAAGAGGGGACTCATCGTGCCCGGCACCGGTCTACATCACTCGTGCACGCCTCGAGCAGTACGTCTCCGAGTGGATTGAGGGGCTCACGCCGCGAGTCGACCTCATCCGCGAGGAGCTCGCCGCTGTGCGTCGAGAGAATCCCATCGAGGACCGCGAAGCCATCGGGAGACTGATCGGCAAGCATGAGCAGCGACTTACCGCGCTCACTCTCAGGCTCATTGATGGCAAGATCTCGCAGACTGCATATGACGGAGCTACGTCACAGGTTGAACAGCAGATCGCAGAACTGCGCGCGCGTCTCCAGCTCGCCGAACCGCGACGGCAGGATGATCTTGTTGACCGCATCCCGGAGCTCACGGAGAAATGGCGGGACACCCCGCCGGAGGCACAAAACCGCATCGCGCACGCATTAATCGCGAAAGTCACGGTCTCGCCACCGTTCTACGGCGGGGACTGGCGTAGGCGGCTCACGCTGACACCCAACTGGGACATCAATCACGACTAAAAACAGTTCTCCACGGTGAACTGTGCCATGATCGGCCCCTTTCTGGTTGGTGTCACCACGTTAGGAGCGGGGGCGCACGGCGCGCAGGCCGAAAGGAGCGATCCTCAGATAACTCCGCGAGAAACGCGATTGTGAACGCGCTGACCCCGCCTCAGGAGCGGTGCGCGAGCGGGAACGCGACCTGGAAGGTCGAACCGCCGCCTGGCGTCTCGAAGACCGAGACGGCGCCGTTGAGCCGGTCGACGATCGAGGCGACGATCGCAAGGCCGAGGCCGGATCCGCCGGTCTCGCGGGTGCGCGACGTATCCGCGCGCCAGAAGCGCTCGAAGATCTTCTCGCGGATCTCCGCGGGGATCCCCTCGCCGTGATCGACCACCGCGATCCAACCCATCTGCCTGGCCACGTCGATGCCGACCTCGAGCTCGATCGGTGCGTCGGGCTCGCTGTAGCGCCTGGCGTTGCCGAGGAGGTTCGCGATGACCTGCTGGATCGGTTCCTCGGCCCCGCGCACGATCGGCGGCACGTCGACCGGCTTGCCCGTCTCGGCGCGAGAGAAGTCGATCTTCGGCGTCGCGGGCTTTCGGCGGCGGGCGCCGCGCGCCCCGACGCCCAGCACCCCGAGGAGGCCGGTCGTGGGTGCTGCCGGCCGCTCCTCCTCCTCAGCGTCGACGGGAACGCCGGCCGAGGCGCGCGAGGGGTCGAGGCCGATCGTGATCGGGCCCGTCAGCGCCTCGAACGTCGTGTCGTTGACCGCGACCTGTCGCGAGGGGTTCGCGGCGCGCAGGTCGAGCGCGGCATCGCGCGCCACGTTGCGCAGGTCGACGTCGGTGATCTCGATCTTCCGGCGCTCGTCGAGCCGCGCCAGCGAGAGCAGATCCTCGACGAGCGAGCTCATGCGCTTGGCTTCCTTCTCGATCCGCTCCATGGCGCGCGCCGTGTCCTCCGGCGTCTGCATCGCGCCCATGCGGTACAGCTCGGCATAGCCGCGCACGCTCACGAGCGGCGTGCGCAGCTCGTGACTGGCGTCGCCGATGAAACGGCGCATCTTCTCGACCGTCTCGTCGCGCTCGGAGAACGACTCGTCCACGCGATCGAGCATGGTGTTGATCGCGATCTTGAGCCGTCCGACCTCGGTGCGAGGCTC